AATTGTATATTGCGCCGGTTTCACTGACCTTATATCCGGTATTTGGACCGTTCCACGCAATATCCATATCCATAATTACCTATAGAGCGCGGATGCGTCTACCTATAGGGTTTTTCCTTATCCATATCCATAATTACCTATAGAGCGCGGATGCGTCTACCTATAGGGTTTTTCCTTATCCATATCCATAATTACCTATAGAGCGCGGATGCGTCTACCTATAGGGTTTTTCCTTATCCATATCCATAATTACCTATAGAGCGCGGATGCGTCTACCTATAGGGTTTTTCCATATATTTGTTTTTATTTATACGGCGTGTAATTTATATTAATGTGTAATATCCTGTTGCGATTTTCTATGACCTAGTCGTAGTCACACTTAAATATGTATACATATTAAATATTTAAAATTACTTATACCGAATAAAGCATTTTTATTGTGTGTTTATGCCGAATATAAATTAGTTCTATTTATATTATTACTCATAATAATATTTATAATAGAAATACAATTTACAATGTTATTGTCATTATTATGGTGACAATAGCCTCCAGAGAGGATTGAACTCCCGACCTTTGGTTTACAAGACCAACGCTCTACCACTGAGCTATAGAGGCATCCGTCTTATATATAGCATAGAAAATAGTTTTAAGTATTTTTATTAAATGACATTTAATAATGTCTAATAATAAAAAATTGAGTTTTTCATAATGTCTAAGATACATAAGTAAATACATAATTATAATCAGCTATAATGGAATTTACATATAATATAAAATCATTTGACAATGATATTAGTGATATGACATTTATGGTGAATAATAAGCCATTTATAATTAATCTAAAAAGCGAACATTTGTTACGATATAGTTCAGTTCATCCAACCGACCATTGGGTAGATATAAAATTACAGGATGTGGTTATAATTAAAGGTATTCATAATCGTCTATTCACTAAAATAGATAATGAACTATATCGCAAAGCGTCACAATTTGATTATGATCGTTGGGAAAATAAAACAACTCCAACATCAGATAATGCTAAAGTATATAGGAAACTCATGAAGTATAGCCAAGATAGTCTAATATAAACTGTATATATATATATATATATATATGTAGAGTAATATATTACTGAAAATTTATTATTATATTTATTGAAAAAAAATATTTTTTTTTATATTTGAAATGAAATATAAAAAGAATGTCAACTTAAAAAAAATGACGTCTCAAACCAATAATAATTATAAGAGACATATCTCACCTGTCGGATTCGAACCAACGGCCGTAGGAATTTCGTTTATTTAACCAAATATATAATGTGTTATAAATAACACCCACTACAATCCCACGCTCTACCAACTGAGCTAAGGTGAGAAACCACAATAATGATTAATATCGCTATTAATGGCGTACTAATGATAAACACCAGTATTAGCAGGAGATAGTTTCGATCTATCGACCGTCGGGTTATGGGCCCGACGCGCTTCCTCTGCGCCACCCTGCTGTAACCTCCTGCGGGGTTCGAACCCGCGGCCCTGAGATTAAAAGTCTCATGCTCTACCGACTGAGCTAAGGAGGCACATAACCATATCAATGTGTGAAATTGATATAATTTAAATTGGATGAATGAATCCATCCAGTCAATCGAATTTAATCGATTGAACGATCCCAGCTGGGCTTGAACCAGCAACCTCTCGGTTAACAGCCGAACGCGCTAACCAATTGCGCCACGGGATCTGTTTCAGTATGATATTATTTTTCCTTAAAATGGGTGTGTTTGTTGCTGTTATCATACTTATTATTATTCCCAGCAGGGCTCGAACCTGCGACAAACGCGATATAAGCACGCCGCTCTACCGACTGAGCTATGGGAACTGTGTAGTCAAGAAACTGTTTTGGTATAAAATTGCTTATTACGCTGTTAGATTCTTTTATTTTACATCGGGCAGGGTTCGAACCTGCGCATCCGAAGATAACGGTGCTTAAGACCGTCGCGTTAGACCACTCCGCCACCGATGCTCGGTTACAGTGTATTAGTAATTTCCGGTTTGTTGATTGCTGTTAATACACTTATTTGTTTTGAATCTTGTTAGTTAATAAATTAGCTAACCGTGTCTTATCTTCTCAAATATAATTTGATTGGATAAGATCATTGTTTCATATTTATATGTTGTGTTATATTTAAATCATTTTTTTAAAAGTATTTTATTTACAATGATATATTTAAGACCCGAATAATACAATATAAAAAAAAATAATATAAATTTGATATTTTATATCAAATACAATTAAGTATAAATCATTAACTATTAATTAACAGTTGCTTTCGACCGAGCCTATTTAAAAAAGCAAATGCCGGATTTGAAAATAAAATTCCGAATAGATAAGCATAGCCATTACAAATATTTCGCACGCATTTGTAATAAACATAAATTGAAATACTATAAATATAAAGCCTCTATATTTTGGGAAGGACCAGCCATAATACTTGAAAATAATAGAGCCAATATTAAACTAAGATATAAATTTAAAATACCAATTAACCAAGATATTATTAACCAGGATATTATCGCCATTTATCCAAAAAAAAATGAAAATGTTAATAGTCTAAAGTATGACTATATTTATGAAATGGAATCCGTAATAGTTGAAACTGTTATATGGGAATATAACAATCATCGGTTTTTATTAAATGAAGATACCGATAATGTATATGATTTTGATACAAAAACATTTTTAGGACGGCGCACAATATTAGATGATAATAAATATAATATAGATTGTGATGCGGATGAATATTGATATCAATATCAATATATTAATATCAATATATTAATATCAATATATTAATAATAAAAAATTGAATATATTTTTTTTCAATATAATTATATACAACAATACACTAACATATATAATAATAATAATAATAATAATTTGTATTATGAATTCATGGGAATTATTTAGTTATACATCTAAATGGATAATGAATAACTTTAAACCATTGCCATTTGTTACAGCAATTAAATTAAATAGTGTGGTAGAATACCCTTCATGGTATTCGAATGAAACCGATACAATCAATGATAATAATAAGGATATCGATCTGGATCTCGTCCTTAATATGGAAACCGATTTTTATAATGAACTGGAACTGGAACTTGAAAATGATAAATTACATGTAACCGATAGTGAAAGTGATGGTGATGGCGATGGTGATGAATGGGATTATATATAATTTTGAATATAAATAATAATATAAATCGGTCTCAGTACCAGTGAAGGCCGAGGTATTCACGCCATTTTATGGAGAGGACCATACGTTAGGTGCAGATTAGCCTATATTATCAATGACGAGAGATATAACTAAAGGTATATGGATGCTTTTGTTTAAATAGTCTCCAATGCTCTTCCTGTGGGCCAGTTTATAATATACTTACCCTGTAGATTTTTCCATTCTCGTTTGAATACAATAATAGTGTCCGGACCACTTATTTCATTCATGATACGTTTGAACAATGTAATTTTATCAACTAACAAATCATCATATTGAGACATATCTAAATGGTTCAATTTCTCTATAAATTTGGCATTGATTTTAACACCACGCATATTGTCAGCCAATTTCATTTTAATATTAGTCTCAATATCCTTTGCTGTCCAATAAAGTGTTGATATACCAATAATATGTTTGTTTTGTAAAATTTTAAATTTGTCGGTTTTACCACTTAGATTTTTGAAACCAACAGAAACACTTGTTATTTTTTTATTGTAATTGAATTGACAAGATTTAGAACCCATTGACAGAAGTGCCTCCATATTTTTAAATTTATGTTCCGCCGCCATTAATTCGTAGGCACCTTCCTGTACGCCTGATAAAACCTCCATATCAAATAGATACTTATCAGTAGTATTATTATATACTTTATAGACCCCGGTTTTGACACCAGCTTCGCGAACGCCACCAGTCGCTCCAACATAACAATTTTTGAATGGAGTAACAAAGCTAATAAGTTTTCTATTATTTTTAATGAACACATTACGCCCCTCGACACGTTCAATATATTTATGGAATTGAATAGTAATTGTATTTTCATCTAGATCTTGAAGCAATTTGTTGCCAACAATACTATATTGTTTTACTCTCATACCACTCCCACCAATATCAACGATACATGTCATATGTGTATATGATATATTTAATCCAAATGATTGAATTTATTTTATTTGTTATAGATTGTGTATAAATACAATGATTAATATTCATTTCCGTATATTACGTTGAATATAAATCTTCTATATTATATTGTATTTTCTTATTAAGTAGAAATACCATAGTTTCTTCCTTGGTATAGTTATATTTTTTAGTTTTAGTTTTAGTTTTAGTTTTAGTTTTAGTTTTATATTTATCTTCTTCCATTAAATAAAGATTGTTATTACACCTTCGGACATTTAAAATACTGATTTAAGCATCTTCAAAATCATAAACAACTTTCATCATTTCAACTAATTCTAAAAGTTCGTCATTAGATGCCATACGATATTCCATACCACGTTTAGATAAATTATTTGCTTGAACATTTAATTCATTATCTTTATTGTATTCGGAAATGACAACTTGGTCTCTAGAAACATTGGCCCACGAGTGTCTATTTTGAAATTTATAATTTACTGGTTCATGTTTTGGCAATGGTGATGAATGGGATTATATATAATTTTGAATAATAAATTTGAATAATAATATAAATAATAATATAAATAATAATATAAATAATAATATAAATAATAATATAAATAATAATATAAATAATAATATAAATAATAATATAAATAATAATATAAATATCTGTTTTGAAATGACGACTATTTATAAAATTATTATGGATTGTATTATTGGTAATGACAATGATAAATTTCAATATATTAAACAATCTAAAATTATTAATAACCAACCAAAAAAGAAAGTAGTTTGGTTTATGGGTGATAATAAACTCGCCTAATATTATATATTATATATAGTGGTATTATAGGATTATACTAAGAACATTCTTTGCCTCCGTTAAATTTTTTATAATATTTCTATAATTTTGTCGCTTAATAACCACAGATGGGTCTTCAATTAGACATTCACTATAATTATGTTTATTAATATTGTTAATTAATAATAACTGAATACTACCCTGTATCTGTTTAATTAGAAATGTCATTATAACCTTTGGTATATTATTTTGAATATTACTAAGAACGGTTTTATAGTATTCCGATAATATATTTCTTAATAAATCGATAGTTAGATGGTTTATCGACATGTCTCTCAATATCGCTTGAAATTCAGGTTCATCCGTCCATATATAATTAGCTTCTATCATTATCTGTTCTTTAATTTTTTTTATAGTAATATCCCGATTACTATTAATCAATTCATTCCGAATATCTTCCATGACTATTTTAGTTAATTTTGGAAACCGATACATACAGTTTACGGAAAATATAGTATTGATGGCAGTATGTATTAATTCGACTATATTTTCACAACAAGATAATGATAACGGTTCCGTCATAGAAAAACAATTCAATTGTTTATCCATTAGACACGTTTCCAATACTTCTATAGTCGGGATAGGAAATGACATATGATTGCCATCAGAGTTTTTAATTATATTATCTAAATATTCGTCACTACAATTGTCAATGGAAAATGGATTGAGTTTACTAAGATCACTTCTATATTTTACAAATACATCTTTAATTTCCCTACCCATGTTCAATTTTTCTTGTTTGCTATCAATGCCATTCGATAAATCAATAATGAATTTCGTCAAATAATAATTTAATCCATCCTTATCTGTTGGTAAGTCCATTCCTAAAGTAGCTACCATTTTACTCGTATCGGAATATAAACGCTCAATTTCATTCATAATGGAAGGTATATGCGCCTTGATATTATCTAATAATATGGAACTCAATTGCTTACTTAAATTTACAATTCCGAATTTATGCTTGGATTCCATCGATTTATATATAATATGGTTTGTAAAATAATGGTAATCGTCACCATCATAGGTATTATTTACAGCATAATAACCATATTTTACCATTAAATCCTTCGAAATATTGTTTTTTAAATAATTACTTATATCGGCTCCAGTATTCATCAAATCAACCTTCGTTAAAATCCCAATAGTCCGTTGTCCATGGGGATCAAATTGTTTGGCGAATTCTAATGCTATATCAGTTTCAATATCTTCGCGGGCTGGCATAACACATAAAATAATGTTATTCGGGTTTGATATATAGCGCTTCACTAATGCTTGTATTTGCTCCTTAATATCCTTCGGTTGTCCTTTATCTGTGCACGCAATCATGGTAAGTCCAGGTAAATCGACAAGATTTATATTAACAACATGTGGCGAATATACTCTAATATTTATTTCGTCTGTACTAATATTCATATTTTCACCCGCTCTTTCTATAGTAAGTTTTTGAATATAACAACTCATCATATCGATTTCTTCCATTGTTGGTTTTGGCGATGTCAATGTTATTTTTTTCAATTTAACCCAAATATTATTACTAAATGTTCCAAATTCGGCATAAAATTCGCCTTTAGTATTTATTAATTCCATATTTAAAGGTGTTCGTGTTACCATTTTCCCACCCGTTGGTAACATATCCATATTTAGAATGCGATTTAATAATGTGCTTTTACCCGAACTTTGACTCCCAATCATCACCAATGATGGGATTTTAAGATTATTCTCAATTGAATGGTCGTTACTAATATTATTGAGAACATTAGTAATTTTAAATATTTCACTATCATTTATTTTTGTTAATGAATTATCGCTTTCGTTAAAATATGAAAATAATTTATTCATGCTATATATCTCTATATTATAGTTTATTATTTAATTATTTTTATTGTTGATGTTAAATAGTTATATAATAAATTTTTTAAAAGTGGTATTGGGGCATTGGTATTTAAGGAAACTATATCCAAATAGGATAGAATAAGAATTATCTGTTTTTTATTTATTAATTTAATGAACTTATTGGTGAGATTAATATCATTTTCAAATAATATTTTTTGAAATATATTTAATAAATTCTCTTTAGTTACTCGATTAATATTTTGTTCTCTCGTTATGTTTCTATATTGCTGGTTTATTTCACTACTCGATAACGGTATCTTTTTTTTAAAATTTGTACGTTTTTTTGTTCTGGAATGTGATTTTTTATGTCTTATAGGTTCAGCTATAGATGGCGATACTCTATGTGACGCGTTCTGTGATGCTCTCTGTGACGCGTTATGTGATGCGCTCTGTGATGCGCTCTGTGATGCGCTCTGTGAATGGAACTGTTTCCTGAATTTAGTTTCCGGATTAATGCGACTCTTTTTTTTATCTAATATTTCCTTTATTTTTTTACTGGATATTAATAAATCAAAGGGTTTTTTCGTTTTGACAGTTTCATTCTGATTTGGATTAATTTTAACAACCTTAATATGGTTATGGTTCATTATAACGTATAAATTATAGATTATTTTATTTCCAATTATAATTCCAATTATAATTAAAAAAAAATATACTATAAAATTAATATGAACTGTCATAGTTGTGAAAATATACCAAATGATGTTATAGACAAAAAATACTGTAAAGCATATACCCCACAACAAATATATAATTGTCAGGAGAAGGACGAAATAGAAACATTTGTCGTTAATAAACCAAAAAATGTTGCTTATGAAGTTAAACTTGACAATAATAATAGTACGGCAGACCAAGTATATGAATATCACTATAATAACACGAATAAAAAATATGTCGACCACACTACAGATATTCTACCGATTTTATATGTAGCTGGAGAACCGGTTCTATTTACCGATGTTAAAACCCGTCAAAATTATCATTTTGATCAAAATACCAATAGTTTAATAAAATATGGAACACCAGATAAGTTAACAGAGTCAACCATGGTTAAGTCGACACTCGATTACGCAAATCCAATGAATGTTAAGACCAGATTATTCGATTCGCGATTTACAACAACCACGAGACCAACAACCACAACCACAACCACAACCAAAAGCCCAACCACAACAACGGGTGTGAATACATTATTGCAGTGTAAAAAAATGGTAGCGGATGACCTAATTATGGAGGAAGAACAATATGAAGAAAAATTACCCCAAACAACAATTAAACCATTATCTGCCAATAATATCAAATTAATGGATACATTGGAACATACTGGATTAAATAAATCATTTATATTGAGTTTTATACATGAAATGGGTAGTAAAGAAATGAAAGTAAAATATATCGACGACACTGAAGATGTATTAACCAATAATGAAATCGACACATTAAGAAAATTAAATGATCCAGTTAATAATAATAATAATAATAATAATGGGGATAATGATAATGATATTGATATTGATATTGATGAAGAGGAATATAAAAATAATTTAGAAGTCATTCAGGATGAAAATATTTCCATTACAATTGATAATACACATACACACCTTCATTCACATGATTCCACCAATAATACGGACGCATATGAAACTGTTCCACCAGCAATAACCACAAAATCAACCCCAATGGAATTAACCACCAAAAAACCCTGCGCAATAATTAGACAACGAAATTGTTCATATGGTTCTACAATAAAATATAAAGATAAATGTCCATATGTAGAATGTAATAAACCACCAAATAATTCCATTATGAAATATAATTTAGACCTATCAACCCGTATACTATTATACTTATTGACACTTAGTATGATATCATTATTTGTATTATTTTTACGCTATAATCGTGTAAATTAAAAATCTCAATTAATTCTAATAGTAATGTCCAAAATAGAAGATGTATTGGGGAAATATAGTTGTGTTAATGATCGTGAAAATTGTAATGTAATACGCCCATTTTCTAAATTAGAATTATATAATATAAATCCTTCTACAAAAGAAAAATATACATCCGTCGAGAGAGACGAGAAACTTCAGCAACATAAAAATATATGTAACCTAAACAGTTCTACCGTTTCAAAATGTTGCGATAAAAATGATTCACGTATTGAAAAATTGGCTAATTCTATACCTAATAACAAATATCAAAAAATTAAGGTAGAAAAAACCAAAAATAATAAAAGTATTATGAAAGTGTGTCAAAGCAATGACGCGAATGCTTGTATCGGATATAGAAAACCAACCGCTTATGAATTATGTAAATTGGCTAATGCTAAGCTCGATCCATCTACACATGTCGCAACCAATTTAACACCCGATTGTTTGACTGGTTCATGTAATAATGAATTAATGCCATTCATAGTTAACAAGAATGACACCAATGTTGATTATGGTGAAGATATGCGTATAGTTCAATATATAAAGGATGATAATCTGGAATCTCTCAAAGTATATTTACATGCAAATAATAAAAATAGTAATAAAATATTAACCTACGGATTTCCTGGAAATACACTACTCCACGAAAGTATCTACCAGAATGCCGATAAATGTTCCAATTATATAATGGAAAATTCCAATAATGAATCATTGGAATTAAAAAATAAAGATGGTAATACACCATTACAAGTCGCCGCTCTAAAAAAAAATATAATAATTATCCATAAATTACTATTATTGGGGGCAGACATACATAGCACAAATAACTATAACGAAACACCACTCCATAGCGCTATACGCAGTGGTTCTAAAGATATTATTCGGGTGTTATTAATGAACGGTTCCAGTATACATGAATTAAATAAATTAGGCCAATCACCATTACATATAGCCGTATTAACTCCAAAGAAGGATCTGGATGTAATTAAATTACTGGTTATGAATGGTTCTGACATCCTAACTCTGGATAAGAAGAATCGTAATATGTTACAGAATTTAAGTACTCAAGAAGATAATAGTATTAATAATCAAATTAATACTTATTTAACAAATTCCTGTTTTAATAAATATGAAAAAGAGCCAGAAACATACAAACAAATACTGGTTAAATACCCACATTTTAGCCCATATGAAATTAACGAAGAAGCTAATGAAGATGACGATGAAACCAACGATGTTAAATTCACCAAAGACGATATTAATGGTATTGAAGTTGAATATAATGACCAATTAAATGATAAAGAACTATACCATGATAAATCACAATTACCACGTAAATTATTACCACGCAATATAAAGAAATATGTGGAACATTTTGAGAGTAATGTATCACAAACCGATAATATAAAAACTAAACTCTATTTATTATCAGTCTTATTCTCTATCATGGTGGTATTTATAATATATAATAACGCCACATAATTTATTCCTCTTTTTCTGTTTCTGTTTTATATAATTATTTATTTTAATATTATTTTAATAAAATTGATTTATATTTTTAAATATTTAAAAATATAAAAACAATACCATATTAATTAATATTCTCCAAAACATCAATCATGTCAGCGATCAACAACGATGATATTTGGCAAGTTATCCAGAAAATGATGAATCAATATTCTGGAAAACAGCTGATTAGACATCATATCGATTCTTTCAATGATTTTATGGACAATAAAATTCCATGTATTATCCAACAATCTAATCCAATATCCATATTCCACCATTATAGACCTAAGGATAATAATTATAAATATGAAATTCGTATCAAATTCGTAAATAGTTATAACACAAATCCCATGATTTGTGAAAATGATGGTAGCACAAAACCCATGTATCCACATGAAGCGCGTCTACGAAATTTAACATATTCGGCCCCATTATATGTTGATATTGAAATGGAAATTGTTGAAAATCCAATGACCGAAGATTGTACCACAATTAGTAACAAACGTATTGATGCCATTAATATCGGTAAAATTCCAATTATGGTCCGTTCCAATTATTGTCTCTTAGAAAAAAATTATGATACGAATATTTTGAATGATGAATGTAAATATGATGTAGGTGGTTATTTTGTGGTAAGTGGTAACGAAAAAGTTGTCGTGTCTCAAGAAAAAATTGCGGAAAATATAGTATTTGTCCATTCTTCCAATAAAACGGTAGCTAAATATTCCCATATTAGTGAAATTAAATCGTGTAAGGACGGTGGTTTTCATATATCTAAAAATGTTGCTATTAAATTAATTAGTAAGGACAATTCATTTGGACGCACCTTAAAGGTTTCAATCCCACATGTTAAGATCGATATACCAGCATTCATATTATTCAAAGCCATGGGGGTTACCACCGATAAGGAAATTATACAATATATCGTATACGATATTAAAGATAATGAAATTCTAACATGGCTAAAACCATCCATTGAAGAATCATCGCATATTAAAACACAACGCGAAGCCTTGTTATTTATTCTTAAAAATTCAGCTATTCTTGGTCAACCAAAGGACCTTAAATTAGACGAAGACCGCCAATTAGAAATATTTTCCGGTATGCTGGAACGCGACCTTCTGCCACATGTAGGACCGAAATTTCGCACAAAAGCTTTATTTCTGGGATATATGGTCTATAAATTATCCTTATGTTATTTTGAAAAAATTGACTTGGATGACCGTGATAGTTATTGTAATAAACGTGTTGATACATCAGGTTATCTTATGGCGATGCTGTTTCGCCAATATTTCAATAAACTGATTAAAGATATGCGAAACAGTATCATGAAAGAATTAAATAGTGGTCCATGGAAATCCAATAAAAATATAGAAAATATTATTAATTCAACCAATCTCTATAAAATTATGAAATCCACAACCATCGAATCAGGTTTAAAATATGGTTTGGCTACTGGTAATTGGGGTATTAAATCGTCTAATACGAAAGTCGGTGTGGCGCAAGTAGCCAGTCGCCTAACATATAACTCGACATTATCACATTTACGTAGAGTTAATACTCCTACTGAAAAAACCGGTAAATTGGTTCCACCCAGAAAACTACATAATACACAATGGGGTATTATATGTCCTCCAGAAACACCAGAAGGCGGTGCTGTAGGATTGGTTAAGAATCTGGCGGTATCTACCTATATTACCAATCAAACAAGTTCGACACAAATTCGCGATTTCCTTAAAAAAAAAATAAATTGTTTGGACGACTTGGAATTAATCGATATTCTGAATAAAACCAAGATATTCGTAAATGGTGATTGGGTTGGTGTCTATGATGATGCTTATACATTATTTAAACAACTTAAGTATATGAAAAAGACTGGTTGTTTAAATATATTTACATCGGTTTCATTTAATTATAAACTAAATGAAATCCATATTCTAACCGATTCAGGGCGTTGTTGCCGACCATTGTTTATAGTAGATGAAAATAATCTTCGTATTACTAAAGAGGATATTCATAAATTAAAGACCGGTGTCTATGATTGGAATAACTTGTTATTGAAATCTATTAATAGCAATCCTATATTTCAAGACGAATTAAATCATGAAATAAAAGAAGGTTGTATTGAATATATTGACACAATGGAATCATATCAATGTATGATTGCCATGAAACAAAAAGATCTTAAATCAAAGAAGATAAATTATCAATATTGTGAAATACACCCTTCATTAATTTTGGGCGTATTATCCTCATGTATTCCATTCTCAAATCATAATCAATCTCCGAGAAATACCTATCAATCAGCTATGGGAAAACAAGCTATGGGTATATATGCGACCAATTATACGAAGCGGATGGACACAAACGCACATATTCTACATTATTCAGGCAAACCCATTGTTAATACCCGTATTGGCCGTTTACTACCATCTAATAATATCCCAAACGGGATGAATATCATTGTTGCCATCGCATCATATACAGGATATAACCAGGAAGATTCCGTAATTATTAATCAATCATCTATTGATAGAGGACTATTTCGGTCAACATTCTATCGCACATATAAAGATGATGAAAAAAAATTACAATCTTCAGGTCAGGAAGAAAAATTCACAAAACCGGACCCTAATATTACAAAGGGAATGAAACCTGGCTCATATGAAAAATTAAATAGTAATGGTATGATAACTGAAAATACTTATGTCGATTCCAGTGATATTATTATTGGTAAAATTATTCCAATGAAAAATAATAAACACCGTGGCAAACAAGTGTTTAAGGATAATAGTTCCATGTTACGGAATAATGAAAATGGATTTATTGATAAGGTATATATCAATTGTAATGGTGATGGACATCGCTTTTGTAAAGTCCGTGTCCGCTCCGAACGTATCCCAAAAATTGGTGATAAATTTTCATCACGTCACGGACAAAAAGGAACCATCGGTATGGTGTATCGTCAGGAGGATATGCCATTTACAAAAGATGGCATTACCCCAGACATTATCATCAATCCACACGCTATTCCAAGTCGTATGACCATTGCTCAATTAATGGAATGTTTATTGGGTAAGACATGTTCCTTAATTGGTGGTTATGGAGATGGAACACCATTTATGGATACGGATATCAAAAATATTGGTAAAGTGTTGGAACAATCGTGTGATTTTGAACGAAATGGTAATGAAGTTCTCTATAATGGTATTACTGGAAAACAATTGGATGTAAGCATATTTATTGGACCAACATATTATCAGCGTCTCAAACATATGGTAGAAGATAAAATGCATTCGCGGTCGACAGGACCCAAAGTATTATTGACACGCCAACCACCCGAAGGTCGTTCACGTGATGGTGGTCTTAGATTTGGTGAGATGGAACGTGATTGTATGATTTCACATGGAACCCTACAATTCCTAAAGGAAAGAACATTGGATGTTTCGGATAATTATCGGATATTTGTATGTAATATTTGTGGTCTAACTTCCTTTGTAAATATCGAACAAAATATCTCCAAATGTAAGAAATGTGATAATTATATTGATTTTGCGGAACTACGTATACCTTATGCATGTAAATTACTTATTCAAGAATTAGAAAGTATGTCTATCGCTCCTCGTTTACGAGCAGCTATTCAATAATAAACTATGATGTTCACTTGAAATCATAATCATATTGGTCTGCGCTATTGTTATGTTTTGTTAATATTTTTATTTTTATGATTAAATCGCCACGTTTATAATCTAAATAGGGTATGAGTAGTCCCATACCCTCTATGATATATTCATTTTTATATGGTGAATTTGCTTTAAATTTATGTTGCTGACCATTAAGATAATTAAATGTATGATCGACCATTATACTGGTTTCGTCGCCTATAATTTCATATAATATATCATAATTATTGAGTATTCTAAAGTTACTATGTAGTTTGGGAATAACATTAATTATTATATTGCCCTGTTTTTTATTTGGTTCATAGTTAGATTCCCCGGAATGTATCGTTATTTTTTCCCCACTATTAAAGACTATTGTTTTAGTTTTTACACTGATACCAGTTGTATCGCATATGGGGCATATTTTTAAATCGTTAATAACACAGTCATCACACTGTTCATTCACTTCAATATCGGTCATTTTTTCTATATTTTTATAGATATCTTCCAATTCAATATTTACATTAATATTAATATCGTCCGTATACTCATTGGTATTAACATGTTCATAAAAGGTTTTATAATTTTTTAATTCGGTAAATAATGTTGTTTTAAATTTTGTTTTATCGAAATTTTTTAGGAAATCCCCAAAGAATTTGCCTTTATTAATCAATTTGTCCGTAAAACTTTTAAAATATTCATCGCCACTATCAAATTTATCATTATATAATAGGTTATAAGCACTATTAATTTTTTTAAATTTTTCACAAGCGGCAACACTATCACTTATATTGCGGTCGGGATGATACAATAGTGCTAATTTTTTATATCTTTTCTTAATAGTATCCTTTGTGTCGGTTGGTGTAACACCAAGTATATCATATGGATTTTCCATTTGTTGATTGATTGATTGACTGGTTGACTGGTTGATTGATTGATTAGATATTTCTACCTTATATCTCTTAAATGTGATTATTAAGTGAATAAATATTATTAAGTTTATTAATTTTATTTATTTATTAATTAATAAACTTAAAAAAATTGATTGAATTATTTAAAGAGCATTTACGTATTATAATATAATATAATTAAGTATGCCTAAAGAGTTACCACCTAATTTAAGGGTGTCAACGATAACGGCTACAAGTAAAATTAATTCAAACATTAAGATTGGGATTGTATATTCGCATCTAAAATTAGATGAAAATATTAAATTCATAGAATATAGTGATAGACCTTCACGCGGGTTTCACCATAAATGTATGTCAGCAAAAAAGAAAAAGAAAAAAAAAGTTTTCTATAATCAGATTACTATAATAGTATTAATAGAGAACGACATACATAATATAAAACTGTTCAATAATGGTTCAATATCCATGACCGGTGTAAAATCCCGTGAAAACGGAGAAAAGGCTATTCATAAGTTATGTAATAAATTAAAACAAACGAAAGATGATGATAATGTATTTGTATTCGATAATCCGGATTGCGAAATCACTAAATTTGACATTGTATTAATTAATAGTGATTATGATATTGGTTACGAGATCAAACGGTCCGAATTACATCAAATATTAGTAACACAATATAAAATATTTTCGTCGTTTGAACCTTGTATATATCCAGGAGTTAATAGTAAATTTTTATGGAATCGTGCGTATAAAAACGCAGAATACACTGGTAAATGCTATTGTGCTGGCATATGTAGTGGTAAGGGCACTGGCGATGGTGAAGGTGAATGTAAAAAGGTAACTGTGTCAGTATTCCAAAGCGGTAGTGTTATTATTACGGGGGCTAAAACCATCGAACAAATTAATGACGCATATAATTTCATTAATATTGTATTTGCCAAACATAAAGAACAAATCAAAAAAATTAACCCATCATTTCTGGATGATAATGAATTACTCGGCGGTAAAATATATAAACCCAAAAAAACAATTTGGATTAAAAAGGATACAATCATTTATCCATGATACCCAATCATTTATCCATGATACCCAATCATTTATCCATGATACCCAATCATTTACTATATAATATTTTTAATATATAATATATAATATTTTTTTTATAT